TAAATAACATGATGGAAGTAATTTTTTCTGAAGAGGAAGAAACAACAATAATTAAAGTTCCAGAAGGCCAGACCGCTAATAAAGGTGATGTCTGGGATGGTCAAAACATAATTAATCAATAAAAAATAGGGGGGGTGGATGTGTCAAAGTGGGAAGAATGGAAAGAAGCCATGGGAGAAACAAGACCTTGGCATGTGCTTGATCCAAGTAAATATGTAGAAGATGAAGAATTAGGAAATACAAGACTTGAAATCTGTAAAGGCTGTCCAGAATTGATTCAATTAACAACAACATGTAAAAAGTGTGGCTGCTTTATGGCAGTAAAAACTAAATTAAAAGCATCAACCTGTCCAATTGGTAAGTGGTAACATGTTTAAGGCAAATATACTACAAGACTTTATTTCAAAAGAAAACCGTGAATATATTATTAATGCTGCTATTACTTCAGACTTATGGGCAAGTGGTGGCTCTGAGTTTTGGGATAATCGTGTAATTAATTATCACAGTATTGGTGAGTATGATAGAAATGCTGCCGCTATTATGTTAGATGTTAACATTCGTTGTGGGCAAAGAATTAAAGAATTGTTTAATATAGAAGAAATCTATTCAGACACTCTTCAAATTATCAGATGGTTTCCAGGTATGGAACAGCCACCTCATGCAGATGACATGAGTAATACAGACATTACTGGATTTGATCACAGAGCATTTGGATCTATTATTTATTTAAATGATGAATATACTGGTGGACATACATATTATCCAAATTTTGATTTTGAAGTAATTCCAAAGGCTGGAGCGTTAGCAATTCATCCAGGAGATCCAGAACATCTTCATGGAGTAACAAAGGTTGAAGATGGAATGAGATATACAATTGCTTCATTTTGGACACAAGACAAAGAAAAAAGTCATGCCTGGCCCATATATTAATGATGACGGGTATGAAGTACCTGAAAATACAATCTTAGTTGTTCCTCATGCAGTTGATCATGATGGATTCTATAAAGAAATATTAAAACCACTTAAAGGCAATCCTAAAAGAGATTGGTTCAATGCTCATTTTTATTATTGCCTACCATTAAGCATTGGAAACCAATATGGGTTTGTTATAGAGTCATTAAGAGATTTTGAAGTAATTTGGGATGGAACAGGAGCAAATCCAGAAATTACTTTCTTAAATGATGACAATAATAATAAACAGGTAATTAAAGGTGGATTTGGTAGTGGAATTATTACTGTTCAAAATATGTTTGCGTTAAAAACTTCTCCAGGAATTAATCTAATGACAATTCAACCACCAAATATGTTTATTCCAGGGTGTGTATCTATGACTGGAGTTATTGAGACTGATCAAATTAAACGTGATTTTACTTTTAACATTAAAGTTACCGTTCCAAATTTAAAGATAACAGTAAAGAAAGGTGATCCACTAGGAGCCTTTATTCCAATCCCAAGACACTTTGTAGATAACTTTGATGCAAGACTTGTTACGGATATTTTTGACAGAGAATTGCATGTTAATGAGGTTCAAGAATCAGTAAACCTAGGCAACGAAAGAGATACAACAGACAAAACAAAACCCCATCAATCTGGCCGTAGATATTTTAACGGTATAAATTTTGATGGAACACCATATCCCGACCATCAGAAAAGAGTGCCAAAATGAAGCAGCCATTAATCATAAATAACTTATTATCAGAAGAAGACTTTAAACAACTACAGGACTATGTAAAGGGATTAGATAAGTTAACATTAGGACATTCTGATCAGTTTAACAGATATGAGTTTGGTGGCTCTGAAATATTAGAGTCATTGCATAAAAAACTAACACCTATAGCCCAGGATTTCTTTGAAAGCAAAAACTTGGTTCCTTCTTTTAATTTTGGATCTTGGTATTATGGACAGGCTTCCTTAGAAAAACATAGAGACGTTGCTCCATGTACTTACAGCATAGACCTTTGTGTATATCAAACTACTCCTTGGGATTTATATGTTGAAGGGGTTCCTTATACTTTGCAGGAAAATGAAGCCCTGCTGTATTATGGAGAAGGCCAAAAGCACTGGAGAGAAGACTTTCCAGATGGTGAAGATAATGTTGTTTGCAATGTTTTCTTTTTCTATGTAGAGCCAGATCACTGGTCAATTACTGAACCTGAAGAAAAACACGATATGATTAGAAGACAGAATGCTATTGAAAGGAACCTATTATGAAAATAGAAGAGAAGTGCAATGGAAATGTTCTTATATTTGAAGATTTCCTAACTTCAGAAGAAGTTCAATTACTAGACTCATTTATGAGAAACTTTGACTACGACAATCTACAAGAGCATGAATTTAAATATTGGGGTAAGCGTTTAATTAATGACCACCAAATGAAATTAAATCCTGGCTATGAGAATGTTATGGATGAGGTAATGCCTAGCCTAAATGCTATATTGCAAAGAGTCACAGATGCTTTAAATGAGCATGACTATCAAGCAGAATGGGTTCCTTCTCCACACAATTTAATTAAGATGTTTGATGGATCAAGCAATATGGCTTTTGATGGAGATGCTGAGTTAGAGATGTTTATCCATATAGATAATCAAGGACATATGGAAAGCCCAATTATGTGGGGAAGCGTAGTTTATTTTAATGATGACTATGAAGGTGGAGAAATCTACTATCCAGACTACGATTATTTGTATAAGCCAAAAGCAGGATCTATGGCTATGCACAGAGGTAATACTCGTCATGGAGTTAAGAAAGTAACTTCAGGTGAAAGATTCTGTGGAGCATCTTTAGTTACAATAAAGGGCAAATGGAATGAAAACCCATTGCCAACTAGAACTGATAATGTAGATAATCCTTATCACTATCCAGCAGGATATTGGGGCAAGCGTTATAAACTTGATCCTATTCAGGGTGAAATTAAAAATCTTAGAAGTGATGGATCTACAGCAGAATACAATCCAGAACCTCAACTAGGAAAGGCAGACGGTAATGATTAATCAAGAACTAATAGAAGAAGCAATAAGAGATAGAAAGATTCATGTATTTAGGAATGCTTTTCCAGATACTCCAAAATGGGAGACTATGTTAGCAATCATTGCAAAGTATGTGGCAAGAGATGTTGAAGAGTTTCCAGATAAAAGTCACTTAAGCACTAAAAATTTAGGTGAAGCATATCTTAGTTTTCAATTAAGATGTAGATTCTGGTCTAGGCTTACATATCAATTATTTGATCCAAAAGATCCTCTTGAGTCAGATGTAAAAGAACTTGTACCAATTTTAGATTGGGCAAAAAATGTTTATGGTCATAGGCTTGCTAATACATTTTCTTTGGTAAGTCTAATGGCTAACCGTGGGCAAGTAGGATTAAAGCATAGCGACGATGTTGATCAATTCCAGTGGAACTGCAGAGGCACATCATTATGGAGAACTGGCGAAGACTTAGAAGTAGAAACATATATTGAGCCAGGGGACTTTATTTTTATTCCAAAGGGTATTAATCATGAGATTGAAACCCTAACCCCTAGATTTGTAATTAACCTGGTAATTAATAATGAATAATATTATACATATAGATAAAAGCAATATTACCCAACAAGACATTTTAGATGCCAAAGAGAATATTGACTTGCTATACATTCCAAGTTTAATTCCATCAACAACTGGCTGGGATGAGTTTATTAGTCATTGTGATTATACCGTTAAACATCCAGAAGTTACTTTGCCAAGTCCAGTAAAAGTTATTGGGGCTTTGCAGGTTTGGGACAGTCTGTTTCTGGCTGGATATCATGTTGACAGCGGAGACTGCTTTAGTCAACTAAAGGATATATTTGCAAAAACAACAGAGTTGTTTGGCAGAGAGCCAAACAGTGGATGTACATTAATTAATTTTGTTGGTCAGCAGAAAACAATCCCAGTACACACAGACACAAGAGATTCATTTTTATGGCAGGCAATAGGATCTGTTGAATGGAGAATTTGTGAAACAGGACAAGAAGACTCTCCTTATCAAACCTTAACTGTAAACCCAGGAGACGTTCTGTTTGTGCCCTCTGGAATTAACCACACAGTTTTTTGTGAAAACCCAAGGGCAGCAATATCTATATTTTATGATAAATAATGACAAACCAATAGAATTGGAAAAATTTTAATGACAGAGACAACATATTATAAAATAGAAGAGAATAAATTTCTTGATTTTAACTTTAACAGTTTTAGTATATATAATTTAAAAACTAACAATAACGCTGAGCCAATAATATATGAAGGACAAATATTTTTATTTTCTATGTTTCTTCCATACGGCCATTCTTTAATGGATGTTTATGCTCAGTTTAAAATTTTAAAATTAAAATATCCAAACCTAAGACCAGTATTATTTGAAGACTCATCAAGAGGGCTTTTGGCTAAAGACAATAATATTTGTAAAGACCTTATTGACATTCTTAACTATAAAGAAGAAATAATCGACATATCTAAAAATACCTATATGTTTGATGAAATTATAATGTTTTTTGATCTTTCAGAAACTTTGCCAATTCCACGCTATGTTCCCTTTTGTGAATGCTATATGGGAACAGAAATTTGCGGGACTAGTGAATGGTTTAAATATAACTATTTAGCAATAGACATAATAAGAAAAGACTTTGAATCGTATATGGCTTTAGAAAAAACTAGAAATATATTTATTTCCAGAGAAAAATATAATGTTGAATATCTTGAAAGAATAGAAGAGTTCAGATCAAAACAAAGATATTATAAAGACGAAAAAAGATTAGAAGATTTTTTTA